TAAAAAAATATTTATATGCTATGAAATTTCTAGAAAATTTGATAGACAAAGATTTAGATTAAATACTTATTTAAAAATAGGGGGAATTAATTTGAAGGAAATTAGATTAAAACAATTATCAATCAGCAATTTTAAAGGCATTTCCAAACTAGACATACAATTCAAAGACATAACAACTTTATCAGGAATGAATGCAACAGGAAAATCAAGTGTATTTGATGCATTTACATGGCTTTTATTCGATAAAAACAGTAAGGGTGATAGTAAATTTGAATTAAAACCTTTAGATAAAAATAACGAGTATATAAGAGGTTTAAATCCACATGTAACAGGCATTTTAGAAGTTGATGGTATAGAAACAAAGTTGTCAAAAGAATACAAAGAAAAGTGGACTTCTAGAAGAGGAGAAAGTGAAAAAGTATTCGATGGCAATACAACAAAATATGAAATTGATGATGTTCCAGTTAAAAAATTAGATTACAACAAAAAAATAAATGAGATAGCAGATGAAGAAACTTTCAAATTATTAACTAATCCATTCCATTTTCCTAATTTGGCTTGGAAAGAACAAAGAAAAGTTATCTTAGAAGTTGCTGGAGGAGATATATCCATAGAAGATGTTATAAAAGGCGATGAAGAACTAAAATTAGTTAAACAAGATCTAGAACAAGAAGATGTATCTAAGCTGATAGATAGTAAAAAAGGTAGTATGAAGAAATTACGAGAAAATAAGAAATCAATTCCTTATAAAATTCAGGAGTTAATGGAAACAGTAGTTGACTTTGATGTAAAAGAAGTTGAACTGAAAATATCAGCTAAAGAAAGCAAATTAAAAGATATAGATAAAAAAATAAGTGATATAGCTAATAGTAGTAAAGAACTAATAGCTAAAAGAGATGAAGTGATGAAAAAAATTAGCGCAAATGAAAAGCTAATTGAAGATGAAAGACAAGCAGATAGAAAAGTATATGACAATAAAATAAGAGAATTACAAGAGAAAATAAGAAAAGAAGAAAAAGAGTTATACTCATGTGAACATAAAAAAAATGAATATGACTATAAAATAAAAAATTTAACAAATAAATTTAATTTTTTAGAAAATGAAGCATCCAAATTAAGAGAACAATTCAGTAAGATACAATCAGAAAAAGTTGACTTTAGTAGTATAAAGACGGAGTGTCCTACTTGCAAACGACCATTCGAAGAATCAGACATAGAGGAAAAACAATCAGAGTTAGAAAAAAATTTCAACCTAGATAAAGCTAAAAGAAAAAAAGAAGTTATAGAACAAGGCAAAATAAAAGTTAAAGAACAAGAAGATATCAAAGAAGATATTGAAAACTATACTGTAGAGATTTCCGATATAGAAAACAATATCAATATTAAAAAAGGAAATATAAATTACCTGGAAAAACAAATATCAAATTTAACATATACACCAAGTGAAACTTCTAAAGAAAAAATTTTAAAACTCAAAAGAGAAAATAACAAGCTTTTAGATAGTTTAGGAACATATGAAACGGAAGATAATTCAATACTTCTAAATGAAAAGGATGAAATCAACAAAGAATTAAAAGATTTATACAGTCAATTAGGAGCAGTTGAAAATAATAAGAAAGTAAATAAAAGAATAGAAGATTTAAAAGCAGAAGAAAAGCAACTTGGAGTAGAAATAGCAAGACAAGAAGGGCTTATAATGCTATACGAAAAGTTTATAACTAAAAGAGTAGAACTTTTAGAGAAAAATATAAACAAACACTTTAAGAATGTTAGCTTTAAATTATTTTCTACACAAGTGAACGGAGCTATTGCAGAAACTTGTGAGGCAACGATAAATGGAGTACCTTTTTCTAATGCAAATACTGCAGGTCAAATAAACGCTGGTATAGATATTATAAATACTTTATCCGAGTACTTTGGATTAATTGCACCAATATTTATTGATAATAGCGAATGCGTAAATAAAATAGCAGATACTAAAGGTCAATTGATTAAGTTGGTAGTCACAGAGGATAAAGAAATAAAAATAAATGAATAGGTGTAAAAATGAAATGGAGCATAGAAGAAGAAAAGTTTTTAGAAGAAAATTATAAATTAATATCAGATGAAGAAATAGCAAAATATTTAGAGCGAACATTATCTTCAGTTAGAGGAAAGGTTAATTTTGAAAAAGCTAAGAGACATAAACAAGATAGATTGACTAAGAAAAATAACTATCTAACAGAAGAACAAAGGAAAGAAAAAGTTAAACGTATATTGTTACTAGCAACAGGAGTTTTATTAGATTAGGAGAGTGACGAGTATGAATCAAATTGCTAAACAACAAAAAAATCAAGTAAAGACAGTAGAAACATTAATGTCCAAGAGTGATGTAAAAAGTAAATTTACAGATGTATTAGGTAAAAAAGCTCCAGGGTTTATAGCATCTATAATAACAGCAAGTAAAAACAACTTAAAAGATGTAGAACCAGGATCTATTTTAAAAAGTGCAATGACTGCTGCAACATTAGATTTGCCGATAGAACAAAATTTAGGATTTGCTTATTTAGTACCTTATAACAATAAAGTTAACGGACAATGGATTAAACAAGCACAATTTCAATTAGGTTATAAAGGATATATACAGTTAGCTATTAGAAGTGGCCAATATAAAACTATAAATGCTATAGAAGTTTATGAAGGTGAAATTAAAAAGATTAATAGATTAACTGGAGAAATTGAATTAAATGAAAATGAAAGTGAAATAGACAGAAGTAAAGTTATTGGATATATGGCTTATTTTAGACTTATAAACGGCTTTGAAAAATCATTATATATGAGTAAAGAAGAAGTAGAAGCACATGCTAAAAAATATTCAAAGGTTTATGCAAGTGGTAAAAGCTGTTTATGGAAAACTGATTTTGATGCAATGGCAATAAAAACAGTGCTTAAGAGGTTAATAAGTAAGTATGGAATTATGAGTATAGAAATGCAAAAAGCTGTACTAAGTGATCAAGCAATTATAGATGAAAATGATAACTTGATTTATGCTGATAATCCAGAACATGAAATGGAAGAAAAGGCTAATAAAAAAACTATAGATATGGATGAAGTTATAGATGCTGAAGTTGAAGAAGTTGTAGAAGAAAATACAAAAGAACAACAAGAGGAAGAATGTCCATTTTAAAAGTATTGAATAGTGGGAGTAAAGGTAATTGTTATTTACTTATTACTCCCAATGAAACATTAATAATTGAAGCAGGTATTAGATATAAAGACATATTAAAAGGTCTTGATTTTAAATTAGATAAAGTTGTTGGATGTTTAGTAAGTCATGAGCATAAAGATCATTCTAAATCGATTGAAGATTTAATAAAAAACGGCATAGACATATATTCATCTAAGGGAACTTTTAAAGCATTAGGCATAGAAAACTATAGGAGTAAAGTTATAAAGGCTAATAAAAAGCAACAAATAGGTAATTTTACTATTCTACCGTTTGGTGTGGTACATGATGCAGAAGAACCACTTGGATTTCTAATAAAACATCAAGACATAGGGACTTTATTATTTATAACTGATACTTGTTACTGTGAATACAACTTCAAGAACATAGATAATATCTTAGTTGAATGCAATTATATAAAAGAAAATTTAGAAGAATATTGTATAGAAACAAGTTTAAGTGCACGTATAAAAGATACACACTTTGAACTTGAAAATGTAATTAAATTCTTAAAGGCAAGTGATTTAAGTAAAGTTAAAAATATAATGTTACTACATTTAAGTGCAAAACATGGAGATGATGTAGTAATGAAAGAAAAGGTAGAAGAAGTAACTGGAATACCTGTTACGATAGCAGAAAAAAAAATAGAAATAAATTTATAAGGGGGATAGTTATATAGGAGGGGGAAATATGAAATTATTAAAAGTTATAGAACGAAATGGTCATTACAGTCTAGTATTTGATAAACTACCTAAAATGACATATGAAAAAATAAACAGAGATTATGTAGGAACAATTTTAAATGATAATGGGGATGTTGCATTTTGTGATTATCTTAAATATTCAACATATGGTGGGGCTTTTGGAGATGCAGAGTTAACATTAGATATGAAAGATGGGACACAAGAAAAAATAAAAAGCAATTGGTGGGATAGCTATATATGTGAAGAGTTTATTAATATTGGTATAGGAGACATTGATGAATTAGAAGATTGCTTTGTATTTAAAGGTACTCACGTAAAAAAACAAATATTATCAGACATGCTAAAAGAATATCTAAAAACAGATAAATTTTATAATAGTTCTGAAATAAGAAAATGGGTTAAATCTTATGGGGAATGGTTTGATTTAATAAATGATTACAATAAAAATTTAATGATAAATAAAAAAGGAAGAATAGTTAATAAATATTCAAAAGAGAATGAATTTAAATCATTTTTAATATGTAAATACTTTGAAAAATATAAGAAGAATGTTTATATACTCGAAATTAAATATAGAGATAAGTTAGGAATAAGGAGAAAAGTAGAGTTAAATCCTAAAGAGGTATATATTAAATCCTTAAATATTTCAGAAAAAGAAGCATGGAAGCTTATAGAAAAAAATTGCCACTACACTATATATGTATCTAAAAAATAATGATAAACGATATAAGATAAATAAACTTATAAATGATTAAGAGAAATTGTATAGGAGGGAAAAATGCAAGTAGATAAATATGTATCAGAATATAGAAGAGTATTAAAGATAGTAGGACGTGACGAGATGGAACTTCAAAAAGACTTTTTAGAGCATTTAATCCAAAGGGATAAAGACAACATAGAGACATTACAATCAGTAAATGCACCAAATGATAGTGAGGCAATGACTAAAGCAAAAGATAGATTAAGACGTAATGAGATGGAATTGATAGCAGTTAAGAAAGTATTAGCAGAATAATACTTAAAAATAAATATCCTAGGATGCAAAATATCCTAGGATTATGAAAGATGATGATGAAATATGGCAAAGAGAGCAACTGATTTAGAGTTAAGAAAACTAAAAAGATTATATAGAAAAGGATATAGTGTTTTAGAAATATCATATCATTTAGATTGTTCAGAAGAATTTGTAAAAATACATATTAAAAATATAAAACAAAGCAGAAGAAAAAGTAAATAAGATTGTGGGGGAAGAAAATTTGAAGATTTGGCAGTATATAGCCTTTATGAGTAAAGGGCGAGTAGAAAATGATAGAGATAAAGTTTTTAAATATTTACTATCAAATTTAAAACATACATGTGATGTTATAACAGATTTAATGCAAGAAGATTTATGTAAAAACAGTTTTTATATAGAAAACTGTAAAAAATATAAAGATTGTATATGTTGTTTAAATTGTTTTTTAGATGAGGAGGTTGAAAATGAAAATTTGCCAGGAATGTAATAGAGAATATGATAATTCACAAACTGTTGGAGATTTCTTTGGAGTATGCGATGAATGTTATAAAGAAGAGTATAAAAAAGTAGAATACAACAAATACATAATGCCACTTTTAGAAGGAATTAATAAATTTACTGTTACAGAACAAATGATGAAAGTAACAGAAGAACAAGCTGAATTTATTGGGGCGGTAGCAAAATTTGAAGCAGAAGGTGGAACAGATAAAGATAAAGAGCATATAATTGAAGAATTTTTCGATAACATACAAGCCTCATTAGGTGTTTTAGACAAGATGGGATTAATAGATTTATTAGAAGAGGGACGAATAAAACATATAGCAAAATTAATTGATAGAGGTTGGAAATTCAAAGCGATGTTATAAGTGGGGTGAAAGCAATATTGAATAAAGAAGTTTTCAAAGAAGTTGATGAAATATTAAAAAATCTAAAATATATTGATATTTACATAAAAGAAAAAGAATATCAAATAGAAAAAATAAAAAATGGAGATAGAGGAGCGATACAAGCAGTCTGTAATGATCTATTTAAATCTTCTCCAACTAATTCAATTTCTAGCCGAGTTGAAAACGAAGTAATAAGTAGAGATAGATTAATTGCACAGCTAGAAGGGGAAATCTATGAACAAGGTAAAAATAGAAGACTTGTAATAAATGCTTTGAGTGAAATGGGAGAGAGTGAAAGATTTATTTATCAAGAGGTTTATCAAGAAGAAAAATTACTTTCACAAATAGCTCAAGAAAATAATTGTTCTGTAGCAAAAATTTCATATATGAGAAAAGATTTTATAAACAAAATGGCCATAGTTCTATTAGGGCCAAAAGTATTGGAGGGGGAAAGATGATTATACATAAATCAATAATACATGTACTAGATAAAAATAGTGATAGTCCAATATTAAATGACTATGAATGTAAAAATAGCTTAGAAGTAGATAAGTTTTTCCAAAAAATAATAAATAGAGTATCAAAAGATGATGATCTAAGAAAAGCAATATTTAATGATTACAGCAACAATATAGTTAAAAATTGTTGTGAACAAATTATATATGACGAAAACACATTTTTAAAAAATTCAAAAGAAATAGCAGCATATTTATTTGATATTATGCAACAAAGTGAAGGAATAGATTCTTGCGATTTAGCAATCTGTTTATATAGTGTAAAAAACGAAAAAAATGTAGCAATAATAAAACTTGATTATAGAAAAAATTATACACATTCAATTGATTTTATAGAAAATAAATTCAATATACAAATAATATCAAATGAAATTGGAATACCTGAAACTAGCAAACCAAAACAGTGTGCATTAGTTGGAGTTAGTGGGATAAATGATTATTATCATTTTAGATTGTTAGACAAAGATGCTGAAAAAGACCAACTTGAAACTAAATTTTTAACAGATTTTCTAAATGCTAAGAAAATAGAAGATTCTAAATATAAAACAAAAGTATTTAAGAAAACTACAGATAGTTGGATAACAAATGCAATAACAGAAGATATGAAAATGGCCGAAGATATAAGGAGTATGCTTAATTATACTTTGAAAGAAAAAGAAACTGTAGATGTTAAAGAATTTGCTAAAAGTAGTATACAAGATGAAGTGTTACAAGAAAGCTTTAATGAACGAATGGAAGATAGAAACTTAACTGAAAACTTTGAAATAGACAAAAAATGGGTTGAAAAGAAACTTAAAAACAGAAGTATAAAAACTGATACTGGATTTAGTATAAAAGGAAATTTAGCAGATTTTGAGGATCCAATGAAATATAGTTTTAGAAGAAATGAAAACGGAACATACGACATAGTATTAAAAAATATATCTTTTTATGAGGAGAAATAAAAAATGACGAAGGAAGAAAAAAATCAATTAGCAGAAGAAAATTTGGGTTTAATTTATGCAGTTATAAATAAAAAATTTAATTTTGAAAATGTTACAGAAGAAGATAAAAAAAATTATTTTGAGGAAGGAATGATAGGTTTAGCAATAGCAATAAATAATTATGATACATCAGTAGATTCAAAGTTTTCCTCTTATGCTTTCACATGTATCAAAAATGAAATATGTAAATATATAGACAAACAAAAATGTTATAAAAGGAAAACAGATTCTGAATATAAAAAATCAATCGATGAATATATAGATGGAGATAAAAAACTAACATATAAAGATATTTTAGTAAATGAAAAGGAAGATTATATTTCTTTAATCAACAAAGAATACATTTTAAATACAATTGAACAAATAGATATAAAAGATATAAAATTTATAGTTTCAAAACGAATTGAAGGATATACCTACAAAGAAATAGGAATTGCACTTGAAATTAGTAAACAAGCAGTACATACAAGAATAAAAAATTTAAAAAAGAATTTGCTTGCATCAGGAGTAATAATATAAGGCGGTGAGTAAAATGGAATTTGAATGTGAAAACCTAACAACTCTAGGATGCCCAAGAATGGATGCAGTAAAAGAATTAATGTTATTTGAACAGATAGAAAGTGATATAGAACTGGATTTAAATAATATATGCAAACGACAATGCTGCAAAGACTGCGATAACAAATGCAGTTATGAATGTGGCAGAGTAAAATATTTAGATCCAGTAGAACAATTTAAGAAAGAAGAAATAGGACAAGTTAGTTATAAGCAATTAAGTTTCTTCTAAAGGAGGTTCACGTGATACTAAGTAAAGTAGATGAAATAGTAGATAGAGCAAAAGAAATAATGGAAGCTAAGGGGATAAGTCCTCTAGCTTCTGTGATAAAAGCAATAGAAGAAATGGAAAGAGAATTGGAGGAAAAATAATGGAAGAAAAAATAAAACAAGCACTAGAAATATTAAAAAGAGAATGTACTAAACAAGACGACTGTGAAGGTTGCCCAATATCTAAGGTATTAGGATATAGTTGCCAAGAGGTAGCTATTCCAGAAGAATGGGAAGTAAACCACTAGGAGGAGAAATGGATAGAGTAATAGGAGATATAATTATTCTAGTTGTAATAGGATTATGGATAGCTAGTAGATTATTTGTATAAGGGGGATAATATGTTTACAATAAATGATTTTAAAGTAGAGTTAAAAAATCCAGAAGAAGTAAAAAACTTTGTAAAAAGACATGGAGAATTTAGTAAAGTGTGTTATGATACTCCAAAAGAAAAAGCAGAACAAGTTGGAAAACATTGCTTACAAAGTGGACATTTTAGTGGGTCAAGACACTTATTCATGGTATTTGAATTAAAATGTGTACCTAGAAGTTGTTATGATGAAGAAACTGAAATATTAACATTAGAAGGATGGAAACTTATAAAAGATATAAAAGAAGATGAAATAGTAGCAACTTTAAACGATACAACTAAAAAGGTAGAGTTTCATAAAATAGAAGAAAAAATAGTAGAAAATTATAATGGTGATATGTTTTTTATTAAAAGTGATAGTGTTGACTTAGCAATAACTGAGAATCATAATATGTATTATAAAAAATATGATGTTAGGAAAGATAAAGAAAAAACTTATTTAACGCCTATAAAAGATATAAATGTTAATAGAATAAAACTTACAAAAGAATTTGAATATGAAGGCACAAATAATTTATCAAATATATATAAAATTAAAGGTTATACATATAAGAAAAAAGTAAATAATGGTAGATATTGTGATATGTATACTGGAGATTTAGAAATAGATAGAAAAACATTTTATAAATTTTTAGCATGGTATTTATCTGATGGATCAACATATTATAACGAAAAAGAAAATAAATATGTTATTTCAATATCACAAACAAATTGTAAAAAAAATATAGAAAATCATACAAAAGAAGATATACAAGACATAATAATAAAATTAGGATTTGCACCAACTGTAACAGATAGAGATATAAGATTTAATAGTTTAACATTAGGCAAATTTTTAAAACAATTAGGGACTGCATCTAACAAATATATACCATTAAATATATATGATGAATTTAATAAAGAATATGCTCAGATTTTCTTAAATGAATATTTCAGAGGAGATGGGCATTTAGACAAAAATGGATGTGGCAAATTTTATACTTGTTCCGAAATATTAGCTAATCAATTGCAACAATTATGCTTTTTAGCAGGATGGTCTGCAATGATATACACTAGAAATGAAAATTTGGTTGGTGAGAAAATACAAATATGCAACAAAACAGTAAAATGTAATTATGTAGGATATGTTATCAATGTAAGTTTCAACACTAGAAATAAATACCCTCATGTATCATTGAAAAAACATAAAACGGTTAAACATTACGAAGGTAAAGTTTATTGCGTAAATGTTCCTAACCATATAATATTTGTAAGAAGAAATGGGAAAGCAGTTTGGTGTGGAAATTGCGTAGACCAACTTGTAAGACATACACAAGGATTTGTAACAAATGTGCAAAGTTTAAGATATTGCAATAAAGACGGAAAAGTAAGCTTATACGCAGCACCAGAGATAGAAAAGGATATATACTTAACACAATCATTACATAACTATGAAGCTCAGGCACAAGCTTACTATGATTATTTTCAAATTAATATGAAAAACGATGGTTATACGAACGAGCAAGCTAATGAAATAGCTAGAACAGTAATCCCTATTGGAGTAGCAACAGAGTGCAACATAGCAGTAAACATAGAATGCTTAATACATTTAGCAAACGTAAGATTATGTACAAGGGCTGAATTACCAATAAGAACAATAGTAAAAGAAATGGTTAGACAGGTAGTAGAAGTAGAATCAAGATATAAACCATTCCTTGTGCCTAACTGTAAGAAATTAGGATATTGTCCAGAAGGAGAGCATAGTTGCCAAAATAAATAATTAAATAAATGATAGAATGATGGTAGGGATGTATACGCCCATTCACGAAAATAGGCTAGTTACTTAATTCTAGCCTGTTTTTAATTTGGTTAGAAAAATAATAAAAAGTTTTGAAAATCGCTTGACTATTCGATACG